CAGTTAATACCAGCTCCTGCTGTTCCCGTATCACCAGCTACTCCCGTTTCTCCTTCAATACCAGTATCTACCTTTGGACCAGCGACTGTGCTATCCGAACCCGTGTCTCCAGTGATTCCGCTGTCTCCTTGTACGCCAGTATCGCCCTTAGGACCAGCTACCATACTATCAGCACCAGTATCTCCAACAGCACCAGTATCTCCATCTAAACCTTGTATTCCAGTATCTCCAGATATTCCTTGCACCCCAGTATCTCCGCTATTCCCAGTGATTCCTGTATCTCCTGTTGCCCCCTGTATACCTGTATCTCCTGCAACTGTACTGTCTGCACCCGTGTCCCCAGTTATTCCACTATCGCCTTGTATGCCTGTATCGCCTTGTACAATAGAGTCAGCTCCAGTATCACCTGTTACACCACTATCACCTTGCACCCCAGTATCTCCCGCTACGGTACTATCAGCACCAGTGTCTCCAGCTACACCTGTATCACCAGAACTTCCAGTTACACCAGTATCCCCAGCAATGGTTGAATCAGCACCTGTGTCTCCAGTTATGCCTGTGGCACCCGTTATTCCTTGAATACCTGTATCTCCATCAACGCCTTGAACACCCATATCACCAGTAATTCCAGTATCACCAACGAATTGGTCCACTAAGGCTTTTTTAGTTGTTCCATTAACACTCTCTGTTGTATCACTTGTATCAACAACTGGTAACCAGTCCGTTGAGTGATCTACTGCAACAAGTGTTGTTAATTCTGTTATCGTTTTCGTATTAGCCATTTATTAAGCGTCAATTACTTTAGTCCACCCCGTACTCTCATCAGCGACTTCGTTCCAAACTATACCGTCTGAACCCTTACTTGTTACTATATAATCAGTATTTCCCTCAGTCATTATCAAATCCCTTGAACCCTCTGTAGCTAAATATATCAGTCCACTAAAAGCACCCCACTGGGTATCCTCATCATTAACTTCAGTATAAGGTGTAACTACATCAGCCACACCCGTGTAAGAAGTAGTTTCATCTGCTACCTTTGTCCAACTGCTCATAGTCCTCCAAATTCATCAACTACTATAATCATATCGTTACCGTCTATATTCCTTTCTATAATCTGAGTTTCCATATCCTCAAGACCAGCTCTAAACAGTGCCATATAGTTATTACCCTCATTATGAAGTCCTAGCTTATAACTACCCTTAGCAGCAGCATAAAAACTAAGCAAACTATCATAATCCAAAGGAAGTTCTGTAGTGTCTGTATCACCACTCATATCAGTTAAATCTTCTATATACCAAAGCCATAAACCATCTGTAACTGCAGCTGTTGGTGTAGGGTTAATCTCAATGTTGTCTCCTCTTATCATATATTTAGGATCACTTTGCACATAAGTCGTGTAAGTAGGGTCTCCCTCTGCATTCGTATCCATTCTGTCTACCTTGAACCTATTAGTAGATACTTCAAACCCAATTTCAACTCTTGTAACCTTTCTGCAATCTGTTGGTAATCCGTATAATTCTTGACCAGCAACCAAATCAGCCTTAGCTAACCTAACATTATAATTCTGTCCAAGCGAAAGTAACTTGTTAAAAACAAGGTCTCTAGCAGTATTTAACTCCCTTTTGCTTTGAGTAAGTGTAACCGTGCTGTTAGCATCGATTGTCATATTGAGTAAGTCGCCTACCTCAGTTTGCAGTTGTAAGAATGTCATCTTAATTTGTTATTAAATAAGAACCCCAACCCTCTTACTTAAACCCTCTTACTATATATAATTATAACATAACTATATTAACTGCTCTTGTACCTCTTCAGGAAGTATAGTTTTATATAACTCAACTAGGTTTTCTGCATTTACTTTTGCATCTCTCTCTTCTCTTATCCACTTCTGAGCCTCTTTGACATACTTCTTAGAGGTTTTTCCACCAGCCTTTATATCTTCTATCATCTTGACTAATCTTTCCTTAAAATCGCTCTTAGACTTATATGTAAAACAGTTCTTACCTCCAAAACAGACATCACTGTAAGGTAACATACCCTTAACTAAGCAAGGAACTCCTAATTGGCTGAACTCTGTAAACTTCACCTCACTCTTATATTCATTAAAAGGCTTGTCTTCTAGTGGAATAATAGCCCCGTCTAACCCCATAGTCTTGATTCTATATGTATAACCTTTCCAGGGTGTCCACGGATAATATGTAATTCTGTCTTTAAACTCTTTAAACTGGTTTTTATAGTAAGATCCTAGTATATGTAGTGTAACTTCAGGATAATCTTCAAGCACTTCACCCAACTCTTTGCTAATTTCCTGCCAATCGCCTAAATGGCTCACTCCACCTTGCCAACCTAGTCTAATTTCACCCTTTTTCTTATCTTTTGGTATAAATTCACCCTCTGGGTACATAGAAAAATTGATACTATTAGGTACAACAGCACCTTTAGCATCTTGACTTGCATACTGCATATAAAACTTAGTGAGTTTTTGTACTGGAGTTGTAATCAGATCAGCAGAACCGACTAAATAGAGCATATTAAACTGTCCAATTAGATTCTTATGTCTATTAAACCCCTCTGTAACACCTGTAACCCATACTGGTTTAACTTCCTCACCTACTTTAACCCAAGCATCCTGAGTTCCAAACTCCTTATAATGCTCACTTGTTGGTAAAAGCTCCATTGTATTATCATCGTGGTCAAATACAATAGGTTTAAGAGGGTCTATATTACATTTAATCTCCTTAACATACTCATAATCCTGGATTCTAGCTACTACAACATCAGCATTGTTTATAACTTCTAGTGGGTCTTCTTCCTTACCGTTCATAATATAAGACTTTACATTATCCATTCCTTCAAAATACTCGTGCCATTGTCTTACACGATACCAACCACAACCACCCTCATCTACTGGTAAAAACAACACATTTAACGGTCTTTTCTTCATCTGAAAAACCCCTTAATTTATATAGTTTTAGGATCTACTGTTAAGCACATCCTTCCAAACTCGTCTTCAGTAAACAATCTCTTAATCAAAGCTGTGTCTTTATACCAATCCTCTCCGTACTGGTCTCTTATAATAAACTCCATATCTCTTGGTATTTGAGCTATCATTCTCATATCCTTATCTTTCGTAAACCCATCCGTATGAGATCTCCTGTCTGCATTCTCTTTAAAAACATCATCGTATCCGTGATAATCCAACCCGCCTATAATCTTATTCTTCCTGTGATATTCTACAAGTTCAGAAACCTTTTTAACCATCAGCTTCCTCTCTTCTTCAGTCTTAGGAGCCACTTTTCGTAGCTTTTCTGCTATCTCTTCTTTGCTCAATTCCTTCTTCATTTCTTTACCGTCAGGTCCTAGTATCATAGATATATTATAACACAAAAGGGAGATTGCTCTCCCTCGTGCGTTTCAAATACAATTGAAGATTAGCCTGCGTACAAGCCTGTCATCTTACCGTTGTTTTTGTCTGACCTTGCTTCAAGTGTCAATTCACCGTGTACAACTCCGTTCTTAGCGTCTGCTGTTTCTGGTGTATCTATCTTGTTTACTGGTCTTAGCTGTGCAACAGCCCACATATCTTTGCTTAATGCGTAGATTGTAGAAGAAGTTACTTGACTATCACCGTCTACTCTCAACATTCCAAAAGGAGATTGATAAATAGTTACTTTAGAAGTAAATTCTGTGTTTCCGTCATTGTAAACTCTGTCTGCACTTGCTAACTCAGCAATAGCTCTCTGTTGTCTGTAAGAACATAATAGCCAGTCTGGTTTACCACCATCTGTGTATATGTCTTGTAAGAGTTCATTGAGTCCTGCTTCTGTTAGAGCTGCACCTGTTGCTGTAGCACCTGCTCCAGTAACGATGTTGTTGGTAATGAATGCATCAATACCTTTTAGTCTTCTACCAGTTGCTGATGCTCCTGAGTTTGCTGTTCCATTTATAAGAGCATTCTCGATATCTTTACCGATCTCTTTAAGTGCAACTTCAACTCTGAAAGCATACTCGTCTTCCATACCTGCTGGGCTTACTGCCTCTTGGGTATTGGATACCTGGAATAGTTTTCTAAATATTTGAGTATAGTTACCAACTCTTGTAGGAGCTGTTAATGTACCATAGCTATATGTTGCACCTTCAACCTGTGCATTTGTAGCTACTGCCGCATAATCATAAGTACTCCACTCGTGATATGTGTTGGATGCCGAGACCTTTTTTATACCAGAAAAAACTGGTGTATCCATTTGACCTATCTTTGTTAAGACATCTGTTAGGTCCTCGTGGTTGGTCGTGGCATTGTATGTTTGATAAACTGCCATTTCAATTTTCAATAAATTTAATACAACCCCGTATTAAACCCCTAGTTCTTTGGCATACCAGCGTACTTCTTCAAAAAGTCTGAAACACTACCAGTCTTCACTGCAGCTTCTAACTCAGAACTTCTCTTATCATTTACCTGTTGTACACCACCCGACTGCTTCTCTGCGTGAGCTGTGGACTTCTGGCCCTTTGCTTTTGCATCAACTATAGCATCAAAATGTTTTAATCTATATGCCATTTCAGGATCAGTTATATGCTGTCCTTTGGCCATAGCATCATCCATATATTCAGCTATCTCAGCTGGAACGAATTTAGGCTGTCCGTCTTTACCATCGTGTTCACTAGACAATCTGTTCATATCAGATATAAACATATTCTTAGCCTGTTCTTGCCTTTGACTAACCTCAAAATCCTCTTTAGTAAGAAAACCTAGTTTCCTTATAGCACCCAGTGCTGTCTTGGCCTGTTGGCTTTGTGCCTGTGCTTCAGGTGTTAGAGACCTCTGTCTTTCTCGTTCCTGCCTCTCAGCCTCGATTTGGTTTTTAAGTTCCCGCAATTCATTGCGTTCTTTAATCACCTCATCCAATCTTGCTTTAGGTACTGATTGTCCATCCTCCTCGTGAGTCTGTACACCACCCTCAACTTGATTATCCTGTTGTCCTTCTTGAGAGATTTCCGACTTCTCTGTCGTTTCAATAGAATTATCTACAGTGCTTGTTTCTACTGGTGCCGATGCAGTAATGGAAGCATCCATTGTCGTTGCGGCATTTACTTCTTCACCCATTTAAGTATTCCCACATTTTAACGACTTCAGTGTCGATTTGGGATAAAAATTTAGTTATAAAGAGCTAGTGTTAATATACACTGTGCAACCAGCGAGGGGTTTAATCGCTGACTGCTCACTGCATACTATTATATTTTATCACACTATGTACCTATAGTTACCTATCTATATCTGTATCTGAGTTCCTTCTTGCAATGGAGCATTAGGATCCATACCACCCTGTTGTGGTTGCATTGCAGCTATTTCCTCCTGAATTCTTAATTCTTCTTCCTCTGGATCTATATCATAAGCTTCTAATAATGTTTGATTACTTATAACTCCCATAGCTTTAAGCTGTTGCATAATCTCTCTCTTACCTTCCTTAGTGTAAGCTGTACCACTGGTTATTCTTACCTTCACTTCTGGATTCTCTGGTATGTTTACTACTGGGAAATCAAAACCGTCTGTATCAACACCAGCCTCATTACTAATGATTCCTAGCATATCGCCTGAGTCAGTTCTAAAAGGTTTCATAAGTAACTGATGCTTGTATCCCATTTTCAATATAGCTTCACCCAAGTCTTCCATTGAGTTAGCCAAGTTGTTTATTAAGTCTGAAAGGTTTACATAGTTGTTAGCCACAAGTGTTTCAATAGCAATACCACTCTTTACACCTGTTGGAGTCTGTCCTAAGAAAGCCTCATTAGCAGCACCAATCTGTTGCATATAGCCACCTAGTGCGTTAATCTGTCTTTCAACATCGCTACCCTGTGGTTTCATATCCATAATCTCTGGCTTGAATCCTGGCTTATACTGTATCAATTGACCGTTCTGGTTGGTTATGTTCTTGATTCCACTACCCTTTGGAGCAAGTATCTTACCCTTATTGAAGAGTATGTTGTACTCAAGTCTGCTGGTTTCTAAGTAGTTAAGTGCCTTATTAATGTTTACTATGTTCTTAGCCCAACCCTCACCGTAGATTGTACTTAGGTTAATGTCTGGCTTGTAGAATACGAATGGTAAAGTATCAAAGTCTGTTAGTTCATTCCTTAGTATCTCACCATTACAAGTTGTTATTACTCTTACACCCTCTTCAGTCATACACCAAGTCTCGTGAATAAGTACATTACCCTCCACATAACCTGAATCGTGTAAGTTGTTAACAATCATATCCTTATAATCACTCTCACTCATTTTGTTAGTTGAAGCCAAGTCTTTCAATGCTTCCTGATCATACACAGAGTTCTGTTTAAGTACATCAAGTGGCTTACTGAGAACTTTAATAATATACCTAGCATCTTTAGCATCTGTTGCATAAGGATCTACATAAGTATCAAAAGGGTCAAGTGTTTCAACCCATACATTACCCTCACCATTATCTACATCTGCATCATAACCGTACTGATATATACCTAATCCATAAAGTAAACCAAACAATACTGTCTTGTTAGTCTTGTCTTCTATATTAAGCTTGTCGTATTCAAATCCTAGAAATTCCCCTAGTATATGTCCCTCATTAGGTTTAAGCTCACCGTAAGGTAGAGCATCAACATCCCAAGTAGGCTGTGTTCTCATTACTGCGTTTCTAACAGCCCTGAGTATCATATAGGTATAATTCACATAGAATGTGAGTGGATTCTTAGTATCTTTGACAAAGTTAGCAGTCTTTGGATCGTATTTAAGGTTCTGAAAGCCCATATAGTACATATAGTTTACAAACCATTGAAGCTCTACATTGGTACCTCTCCAGTTCATACTCTCTTCAAACTTACTGTTAGTATAATCTAACCAGTAGGCTTTATCATACTTAGACTTCTTCTCGTTCTCCTGATCCGTTTGGGCTATACTTTTCATATTGTGCTTTAGCTATATTATTGACCCCTCTTTTTATCAACCCCTAAGTAATTGCCTATTTCTTCAATAGGTACAAACCCGTCTTCAACCTCTTCTGTCTCTTCTTCTTCCTGGTCTGAATACATTTTATACTCCTGAAGATTACTAGCCTTAATCATCTTTTCAAGTTCTCTTCTGTCATTTGAATCAGTTACTATCTTCACTATGTTAATAGCACCTAGCATCAGTATAGCAACACCTTGCGACACTAATAAAAGTATTATAGTTAGTTCCATATATAATTATAACATATCACTTATATCTAATTGCTTATCTATCTCCCACCCGTCTATCCTAGCTTTAGCAATATCTACATACTCCTGTTCTCTTTCTATACCTATAAAATCAAATCCCTCTAGCTTTGCCCCTATACCAGTAGTTCCTGAACCCATAAAAGGGTCAAGTATTATTCCCTCTTTAGGAGTTATTAGTCTGCATAGGTATTGCATTAACTTTACAGGTTTAAGCACTCTCAACGCTTCTTGCCATACTTCTACTTTAGGTACATCATAATCCCACTTCTTACCCATAAAGGATATTCCATAGGGAGGGTCAGTTACAATACTATCCACCGAGTTATCCTCCATATCTTTTAACTTCTCTAAACAATCTCCGAGCAGTAGTTCCATAGCAGTAAATATTAAATTATTTATCCCATTAAATCGTCTACACTGTTCATATCCACCCAAGTATCTATATTCCCATCAGCTATATCAAGTGGTGTACCTTCCTCAGCCATATACCCAGTTACTGGATCTGCACTGTCTTGGACAATCCTTCCGTACATATCCAACACAGGGTGATCGTAATAGTCTGGCCTAGTCTGTATCACATAGCGCAAAGCATCCATAAGGTCATCTCCAAGCTTGTAAGGTTTATTCTTAGCGTTATCACTATTCTCACCCCATTGCTTCCAGTGGTAATTATTAAACTCTTCAATCAAACCAACGCACCTCTTGGTTACGAACAACTTGTTGTCCTTAATAAGTCTAGTTATCCTATTGATACCAGCCATTACATCGTTATCACCAGGAATAAATCCCCAGCCTTCTTCAAGCAACTGGTCTAACATACTCTGTCCACTACTCTGCTGTGTACCCCTACTAGCAGGGTCTATAATAAACATCTCTATCTTATCTGGAGTAAGCCCGTTGCCCTCAATCATTCCTCTTAACCTATTACTTATCTTATCAACCGTCATATACTGCTCTCTGAACTCGTCAATAATAAACAAATTGCGGTCTTTGTCTTCCTTGACCAATACACAGGCAGTCGGGTGATTCCAACCAACATCAAGTCCTATAAAGTAGGTATCAGTTATCTCGTTAGTGGAGTTCTTTATATGTAAGGTATTATTAAAGTCAGGATATATCAATCCTTCAAACTTCTCAAAACTGGCTAAGTATTCCTGTCTGAACATTACATCAGTCATATCAGTCCTAGCTTTTTCTATTAGCTCTTGGTCAATGTAAGGATTATCAAGTGTTGTAAACTTCCAGGCTTTGTAACTACTATCTCCGTCTATTGCTGGTTTATAAAAGGAATCATACACCCAGTCGTAGCCCTGTGGAGTTGTTGTTATCCACGCTATACCGTTTGTACTTGTTAATGTAGGGTATATAACCTCCCATACATACTTGTTCATAAAACAAGCTTCATCCATCCATATCCAATCTTTTTCAGTACCTCTTAGTCTATCTGGATTGTCTCCTGATCTAAAAGTGATTGTACTTCCGTTTACCAATTCAAGGTTCTTCTCTACTTTATTCCAGGACTTAATAGAACTTGGAGGACACCATTCCATAATCATAGCCACATTAACATCCATAAGCATTCCATAAGTTGGAGCTACTATCATACCGTGTACTGGTCTTCCCTTTTCAATAGGGTCTAAGTCTGCGTGTTTTAGAGCTTCAATAGTACCAGCGAGTGATTTTCCTCCTCGCCGCCCTGCTATGAATGTTCTAAACCTTGCTTTAGACTGATGAAACTCCTGTTGATATTTATGTGGTTTGTATTCTTTCATTCCCTTTATGTAGAAATTACAGTATGTCCCCGTCTACGAATATACCCGCTGTTATCTTGTCTCCCTTTGTAGTCATATCCATAGCCTGTTTGGCCTTACCGACATTCATTTCTATTAACCACTTGAAGATGTCTATCTTAACCTTATCGTCATCAGTGCTTGTTGCAATAGCCCAAAGCTCTTTAATAGCATCTTCAACAACATTCAATCCTTCACAAACAATCTTGAACTCTTCATAGCTCAGTTTCTGTATTATTTGCTTAGAATCCCTGACATCTCTTTCCTTTGTAACCTTTTTAGCCATCTGGCGAACTATAAGTTTATATACTATTACATTATACCATTATATTTTTTAGGGATTAGTTCAGCTATAGACCTGCGATAGTTTACATTATCCATATCGAAGTTAGCACCTATTTTAGTATTACGCTCTTTAGCCATAGCAATATCTATATCTCTAAGGTGTAGCATAACCAGATCACTACAGGGTACAGGATTTATAATATGATGGTTACTTGTATATGTTTGTGGTTTAGTTATTATTACAAACTTATCATACATAGCATCTCTACTCCAGAACTTTCTTTGTTTAAGAATAGGCTGAGTCAAGTCTATTGGCTGTTCGTCTTCCATTTGTATTACATTGTATCCAGTACACCTTACTACATCTTTATCTACTTGTTTCAGATACTCTCCTAAGTTTGGAAAGTCTTTAGGTACAATAATCTCGTCTACATCAGCAAATAGTATTAGGTCATATTCTTTAAATAGTTCAGGTTGAAGACTGTTTAGTAGTGGGTATGTAGCACCCCAATCGTTTCTAAGCATATCGCCTATCTTAACTATCTTAGTATCCATAAACTGGCTATAGTAATTCTTCCATACCTCTGACAAGTCCGAGTGATTATGTTCAAAGGTAACTGCTATTTGTTTCATTTCTTTTTGAGTATCAAGTGAACTTCAGAACACATTTTATTTTCATCGAGTACCGTTTGTAGTCTGTCTATATGATCTCCCAATACAGCACCAAGCTTACCTCTAAACTGGTCTGAACCTTCTGAGGTTACTATCAAGGATCTGTATAAATCCATCATATCAGAACCAAACCACCATTCGCCTATCGTTTCAAGATTATACTTCTTAGCCATATACTCTAAAGATTCAGGTGTATACAAATGTGTGTGTGCTTTACTTAAATGTCTTGGGAATACATCTTCAAAGGCGTGTTCAATGAATACACTAAGACTAAACAACGGTACCGATATATATAAATACTCTGCTTTAGATCTATTGAATGCTTCAATTGCTCTACCTGGTTCTTTTAAGTGTTCTAACACTCCTATCATAGACACTACAGACTCAGCTCCTTCTATAAACTCTTCAAAGTCATTAGCACCACATAATTCTATTCTGTTTGAGTCTAGCTTAGTCTTACCTAGTTCTATGAGGCTCTTGTTTGGATCTACTCCTACTGCTTGTATACCTTCATTCTCACAGGCCTTAACAAAGTGTCCACCACCACAACCTACATCATAGACTACACACTCACCTACTACATCCTTTAAGAATTGTACTTTAGGTGTGTATATACTCTCAACCCTCTTATCGTAACTGCCTAAATAGTTTTCTTTATAATTATCCCCATCATCGGCTGAATACAGTTTATCTAGGAATTGGTCAGTATCTTCATATACACCGTTTAAGTGTCCACAAGTACCACACATAGAGTATGGAATATGGAAAGACTCAAAATCAGGCTCACCAACTGAATCACCGCAGTTCTTACAACACTCTCTTGCTTCTTGTTCTGCATACAACCCGTTGGTATCCAAAGCACCTTCTAGTAAGTTACTGTTCTTCTTAAAGAAATCTTCTTTTATCTCAAACAATGGGCCGCTTGGTTTAGAGAACCTTTGTTCTACATCTATACTGTTTCCAAATATTCTTTCGTACTCATTGTCATACACTCTTTTGTCTTCGTCAGAATGAAACGGTTTAGATACTTCACTCATAATGTTTTAGTCCAATTTAAAATAGTTTCCATATCAACGCTTGGTGTTTTAATATACTCAGTCATATCGACAAGTCTTGGTTCTAAGTCTTCACCTACCTTTATATAGTTATCGTTTTCTATCCTCGCACAATAAGGATTGTTTTCATTTCTGAAGCTCTGTTCCTCATCTGTTATATATACAGGCACTCCCATTAGTCTTGCAAAACTGTCTAGTGTTCCAGCTTTAGGAGTGAATATAGCATCATACTTATGGAGTCTGTTTTTAATTCTTGGTAGACTTCTTACACCTTCTACTCCTGAGTACCATATCTCTGCGTTTATATCTCCTATTAGAGCTTTATCAGAAGTCTTAACATCCCATTGGAATTGATCATAAGTTTCTGATAATTCTTTAAACATTCTTTGATTATATTCAGACACATCGTGAACCCAGTGTAGTGCTACATATAATGCTCTCCCTGTTTTATTCTGTGATTTCTTCTTAACTGTATCGTATATGGGATTACCAACTACTAAACAAGGCTTACCCTCAACACACTTAGCACCCTCATTACCTATTGCTAAATACCCGTCTGCCATCATAGGTCTTCCATTAAGAGAATAATCACCTAAAGCACCAAACCCGTGTTCCCATACTATTACTTTCTTGCCTAGCGATTGCATTGCTCTTACCTGGTCAGCAAATGGCCAATCAGTCCAAGAGAATACAATGTCTGCATCCTGTACAGCACAATTACCCTCTTCTCTTTGCCAAAAGTTGTGGTGATCTGATACTGCGTATTTCATTTAATTTCTTTTAATTTTAATAATGCCAAGCCCGTGGCTAACCAACCTGTTATCAAACTTCCACTCTGGGTGTAGGATTTTCAATTCCTTAAAATACTTCTTAACTCCAAAATCCCTATCCTCTTCCATTGTATCGTGTAGCCATACAGTACCACCATTTCTAACAAAAGGCTCCCAGTTTTCAAAGTCTTCTTTAATATCTTCATACAAATGCCTCCCGTCTATATGAAGTAGGTCTATATCCTTGGTCCAACTTATAACAGCATCATCGAAAGTGCTTTTAATCAATTTAACATTAGGATACTCTTGAGCCATTGTTTTTACAGTGTCGTACACTTCGCTAGTAAACTCTCCAGCGTGTTGATCTCCCTCCCAGTGGTCTATACCATACAATTTAGTCTTCATACCGTGGTCTTCACAGCTTTCAGCCATAGTGAAAAATGAATGACCCCAGTGTACACCGAGTTCTATTATTACTTTAGGATTGAGTTTAGGTACCTCAGCGTAAGCCCAGTTAATATGTCCAGACCAAGCAGTAGGATGATTACCTATATATTTGTACCATTCATAGTTTTCAAACATTACACAACCCCTGAATTTATCTATACATTATACCACTCAGTTAAATAGCAGTGGAACGAGATAATCTTCTCTAACATCTTCAACAGCCTCTCTCATTTCTCTAAACCATTGGTCTTGGATTTGACCTAATTTGATGATTCTCTCTGCTATTACTATACACTCTGCTAGTTCACAAACAGGTATCGTAGTGCCTCTCCAGTATCGGTCAATAACCTCTGCATAATCTATATCTTCGCAATATAAACAAGCTACATTAGGTTCAAATGTTAAGTCTTGAGGGTAAATCTCCTTCCAGAGTAAATAAGCTATCTGGCCTATACTTGAAGTTGAATACCTTGCTTCCCTATTCATTTGTGGCAGTTTTAATAAATTATTTAACCCAATCTGGATTCTCTTGAGTCCATTTAACAGTCTTAATTAAGCTATCTTCAAATTCTACTGGTGCTACCCAACCTAAATTTGCTAATTTATCACCTGACATAGCATACCTGCGATCGTGGCCTGGTCTAGTTTTATGGAAATCCACAAATTCATAATCTTTACCTAATTCTATACTCTCCTTACCCATAGCCTTAGCTATAAGTTCAAACATCTGTAAATTGTCCATTTCTACATCTCCTACAATATGAACTTTTTCGCCTATAATAGGATTCTGAAGTAAAAACAAAGTGGCATCAGCTGAGTTTCTTGCGTGTAACCAGTGTCTTCTACCTACATTACCTGGTGTTCCGTGTATTGTCATAGGTTTACCCTCTTCAATAAACTTCATACACTTAGGTATTAACTTCTCAGGGTCTTGTCTTTCACCAAACACATTCATAGTATTAGTAATTAGTGTAGGCATACCATAAGTAACATTGTAAGCAGTCGTTATCATTTCACCTGCCGCCTTACCTGCACTGTATGGATTACTTGGTGTCAATTTGTCTTCCTCTGTAAAATCATAATCATCTGGAGCAGGACCGTACACTTCGTCAGTGCTAAAGTATAAGAACTTCTTTAAATTAGGTTGGTGTATTCTTGCATACTCAAGTATTTGTGAAGTAGATCTAGCATTGTTATTAAACACCTCTACAGGCTCACTGATTGAGTAGTCGACATGCGAACAGGCTGCTAAGTGTGCAATGTAATCTATTTCACCTATGTGTTTATGAACAGTATCTAAAGAATCGTTTAAATCGTGTCTTACAATAGTTACCCTCTCTCTCCAGTCTGGCTTTGCATTCTCTCCAGACAAAACATCTTCTATTCTATTTACATTGCCCGCTCTATCCATTTTTACCAAAGCTACAATGTCCCAATCAGTATTGATTAGTGTATGCTCTAGTAAATGAGACCCTATGAACCCCGCAACTCCTGAAACTAAGAACCTTGTTTTTTTATCCCCCATTAAACTGAACCTAATAAATTATTTAATTCCTCTAGCCTATCCTTTAACTCTGGAATAGACCACTTTTTAATTTCATTCATAGTTGATTGTACCAAGTATAAATCTTCTTTGCGATTATCTTCTAACCAGGTATTGAACCACACTGGATTCTGGTGTGCTGAATTAGTTTTGAATGTATGACACCCACTACATAAACACACTCCATTGTATATTTCCCACCTAAGCCTTAGATTTCTTCTACCTACCATATGGTGCGAGTTTAAATACTCGGTTTTACCGCATATCTCACATTTGTTACTTGCTTGGAGTTTTACAACCTTTGACCATACACCGTCTAATTTCTTTTCTAATCCTTTTTTGCTAATCTGTCTGGGCATAGACTTTTCATTTGTAAGTTATTAACTATTATACAGCATATTCTACAAATCCTCTAAAGTGGCCTTGATTTTACTTATCATAGCTTCCATAGATCTCTTATAATAATCAGCAAACTCTTCAGTCGTTGGCTTACTACCTATCTTCTGTTGTAATTGCACATACAATACATTTCTGAGCCTCTGACTTGGTGTTTTATGATTGTCATATAGGTCATTCTCTGGTAAGTTCTTGAGTATTTCATCCACATCCACATCAACTACATTACCTACCGTAGAATCTGTAAGCACCACAAAAGCTACATCGCCTCGCCTGGAATCAATCTCTGCTATATCTTTACTGGTAAGTTGTAACAAAGAGTCTAATTTAAGAGACACGCTCTCATCTGCTCTTCTCGAATAGTTCTTTAATTCTGCCTGTATTACTTTCACTAATTGCTACCAAATAAAATTAGAAGTATTGCCGCTATTAGAAACACTGTCCAAAAGGGCAAGTGAAACACCCACGCCAATATTGCTATTACTATAATCCAAACTAACATACCCAGTATTTTAAGAATTTATCTGAATCTATGCCTAGTATAATACCCCTTTTAACAAGTGGATATCTATCAGCATCCCTGCTATATCTCTGATATACAGCCTTATTAGTAATCCCTATGATCTCAGATATTTCACCGACATTTAGGAAGTCTAACCTCTTGAAAACCATAACCCCATCAACCTCTTCATAAGAACCGTATATTTTTTTCAGGTATTCTATTTCTTCTTTTGTGTAGTCTTTTTCAAAACCGTTTACTATAACTTTCATTTGAACCAAATTGGTAATAATTTAAAATCTCTATACTCATACATTGCATACATATCCT